AGTGCAGATAGAACACGCAGTAGCTAAGATCATTGATGAGCAACGTAAAACTGGGTTCCTTCTGGACGTTGAAAAGGTCATGGGGTTGATGGCTATGTTTGAAACTAAGCTACATGACATTACAGAAGAGGTTCACGAAGAGTTCCGTCCGGCTGTGACAACGCAGATACTCTCACCTAAGTTCACAGCTACTGGCGCAATAGCTAAGACAGCTATAGACCAACACGGAAAGGGTACAAGACTAACTGATGAAGAGCACGAGCGTCTTACTTTGGACATGGACACTAAACCTATTGTACGACACACTTATACAGAGTTTAACTTAGGTTCTAGAAAACAAATTGGCGAATACTTGATTCGTTTTGGTTGGAAACCTCAGAAGCATACACCTACAGGTCAGCCGATTGTAGATGAGTCCACGCTAAACAAGGTTAAGAACATTCCACAGGCCGCAATGATTGCCAAGTACCTAATGTTACAGAAGCGTTTAGCTCAGACTAAGAGCTGGATCAAGGAGCTTAACGAAGAGACAGGCAGAGTACACGGGTACGTTAATCCTAATGGTGCTGTAACTTCTCGCATGACTCACTCACATCCAAACATGGCACAGATCCCAAGCAGTAACTCTCCATACGGTACTGAGTGTAGGGCTTGTTGGACTGTGCCCAAGGGCTACAAGCTTGTTGGAATTGATGCTTCAGGCTTAGAACTTAGAATGCTTGCACACTATTTAAACGACGAGGGCTATACAAATGAAATCCTTAACGGAGACATACACACCGCTAATCAAAAACTTGCAGGGCTTGAATCTAGAAATCAGGCAAAGACTTTCATCTATGCACTCTTGTACGGAGCTGGAGATGCAAAGCTTGGGTCTGTGGCTGGAAGAGGCAGAGCTGCTGGTAAAGGACTTAGACAACGTTTCTTTGATAATCTCCCATCATTCAAGGCTCTTACGGAACGAGTACAGAGAGAAGCTAAAAGCGGATTCGTTACAGCGTTAGATGGCCGCAAGCTAACCGTGCGGTCTGAGCATTCAGCTTTAAATACTTTGTTGCAGGGAGCAGGAGCTATCATAATGAAGAAGGCTTTAATAATACTAGAAGGCTTTATCAAGGAGCGTAAGTTAGACGCACTGTTTGTTGCTAATGTACACGATGAGTGGCAAATAGAATGTCTTGCTGCTCATGCAGATGCAGTAGGTAAGGCAGGCGTGGAAGCTATTATTGCAGCTGGCTTAGAACTTAATCTTAATTGTCCACTAGACGGAGACTATAATGTTGGAAACAACTGGAGTGAAACACACTAAATTACAGGAAACTGACATGAACATTAATCCTAAAACTAATAAGCCTTACTACTACAAAGACACCCCCGCAGCAGTTAAAGCTAGAGACGCTCGAAGGATGTATGTAAACGGAAAAGAAATTCCAAAGAAGCACCCGCTACATTCTCCGGGAAGGTTTAAAACTTTTGAAGGCGCAGCTTTCTCAGCATTGAATCAGTATTCAAATATTGTTGAAGGCTATGTGTATGTAATTTCTAACGCAGCTTGGGAAGGTTGGTTCAAAGTTGGAATGGCTATTGATGCGTATGATAGATGCGCACAGTATCAAACCTCTTCACCTTTTAGAGACTATGTTGTAGAATACTCCAAGTACTTTAAAGATAGAAAGAAAGCAGAACAGACAGCACATAGTCTATTAAAAGATTCAGAACATCGGGGCGAATGGTTCAGAGCAGAACTAAGCGTCATAAAGAATACAATTAAAACAATAGAAGGCGTATAGCGATGAGCTTACATCAACTAGTACCTGAGATTTACAACGAGCTTGAGAAGCTATCAGACGATGGTAAACCTTTATCACTCACCGAAGAGAACATTGACCGGACTATATCAGGAATGAAAGAAGCCTTGATGTCTTGGGCAACACCACGGAAACGAGACTCTGATTTCACTGTTCGGATGTCTAACGTAGGTAAACCTCCTCGCCAGTTGTGGTACGAGAAGCGTGATCCTAAAGGCCGTGGCGGTGTTGATGGCCCGACACAGATTAAGTTCCTGTACGGTCACTTGCTTGAAGAGATTGTATTGATGTTAGTACGCATGGTGGACTACGAAGTAACAGACGAGCAGAAAGAAGTTACAGTTAACGGCATCGTAGGTCACATGGACTGTAAGATAAATGGTGAGGTGGTTGATGTTAAGACCGCATCTCGTTTTGCATTCAACAAGTTTAAAGAAGGGCGCTTAGCACAAGACGATCCCTTTGGTTACATGGGTCAGCTTGCTGGTTATGAAGAAGCAGAAGGTACAGATGGTGGCGGGTTCTTGGTGTTAAACAAAGAGAGCGGTGAGCTTTGTATGTTTATACCTGATGATCTAGATAAGCCAAACATTAAATCTTCTATTGATAAACTACTTCCTGCATTAGAGCTTGATGTTCCTCCTGCTATTTGTTATGATCCAATACCAGATGGCAAAAAGGGGAACATGAAATTAGCTAAAGGCTGTGGCTGGTGCAAGTATAAGTACGAATGCTTTAAAGACTCTAATGATGGACAAGGCTTACGCACATTCAAATACTCAAATGGCTACACACACTTAACCAAAGTGGTAGCAGAACCTAAAGTGGAAGAATTTTTATGAACCGTAAAAAATCAAAGCGTATTAAACTCCAGTCCTCCAAGATAATTGTTACTTGGTTGCGCTCAATACTGTCAGAAGAAGAGGCAGACAAAGTAAATTTAAAAACTTTTAGAGAGCTTCTTCCTGAACAGACACACTTTTATGGAGGGGGTAAGTTTTTGTTAAACGCCTACACTGAAAGGTGGACACAGAAGAAAATTAAACAAGCACTAAAGATTTTCCCTGCTGTTAAACTTGAAGATCTTACCATCAATCATTTGCTTAGAAAAGTGGAAGGTTAAACATGTCTATAGAACAGATGCTTGTTATGATGGGGGAATTCTTATACGCCAAGAAAGGCTCGATAGCTGATATAGATTCAGACTTCTTAACAGCTCTTGGAGTTCTTATAGCTGCTGAACTAGAAAGAAGGGAGGCTCAAATACATTGAAAAAAATAAAGCGGGGCTACCGTAAATCAAGAGTTAAACGCCCACTAGAAAAAGACATAGTTAAAGGTTATGATTCTAACTGGGAATACGAGTTACACTCAGGCATTTTAGATTCATGGAGCTTTCACGTTGATAAAATTCCTTACACAGTTGACCACAAGTACGAGCCAGACTTTGTAAGAGAGATTGACGGGAAGAAGATACTGCTCGAAGCCAAGGGAAGGTTCTGGGACTTTGCGGAATACAGCAAGTACGTTTGGATAAGCAAGGTTTTGCCGGATGATGTTGAGCTAGTGTTCTTGTTTGCTAACCCCAGCGCTCCGATGCCTCAAGCTACTAGACGCAAAGACGGAACGAAAAGATCTCACGGAGAGTGGGCAAGCTCCAAAGGATTTAGATGGTATAGCGAGGACAGTATACCGGACAGTTGGATTAACGCAGACAAGCGAGAAACTTTCGATGACTGAGATAGAGTATGGAAAAGATGAAAGAAGAGACAGGTACTTACGCAAGAAGAAAAAGAAACTTAAACGGCTTGATACAGTACTATCAAAACACGCTAAAGCAGAGCCTTTTAAACGCACTCGAAAACTTCAAAACAGAGGATTGGACAATGAGTATTAATAACGCAACACCAAAAGATTGGGATAGACTACGAAAGAAACACCCAGCATTAGAGGTGCCAACTCCTACAATAGATGAGTCTCTGATGAAGGTCTATCTTGATGCAGCCCAAGAAGAGATTTATAAAGAAGTGAAAGAAACAGAGTGGTGGAAGCAGCGCATGGAGAACATAGAGCGCGTAAATAAAGAAGAAAAAGAAATGTCGAAGGAAGAACTAGAGTCACACATCTTTTATGAAGAAGAAGAAGAAGACATGGTAGGTTCGCCTAAGCATTATAACACTGGAAACATTGAATGTATTGAAGCCATTGAAGAGTCTATGTCCAGTGTTGCTTTCAAGGGCTACCTCAAGGGAAACTGCATGAAGTATCTATGGCGCTATGACTACAAAGGCAAGCAGGTAGAGGACTTACAGAAAGCTGCGTGGTACTTACAGCGTCTGACAACTATGGTGGTGTTTGAAAATGAATAAGAAGAAAATAACAGACGAAGAAATACTAGACTTTGTAAGAGAGAACTTGGTAATAGATAAAGACGATAACGGCAATGTCGGAATAAAAGAAGTGCTCTGTTCCATTGATGGTCATCTTTTTGGTGATGTCAAGGGCGATGTTGGTGGCAATGTTGGTGGCGATGTTCGTGGCAATGTTAAAGGCGATGTCTGCGGCGATGTTCGTGGTGATGTCTGCGGCAATGTCTGCGGCGATGTTCGCGGCAATGTTGTTTGGGATGTTTATGGCAAGGTTTTAGGCAAGGTTCACGGCTAACATTACCGCTTGGTAAACCATAATAGGTGGAAGT